CACCTAATAATACTGCTGGTATAATACCAAACATAACATCTTTAAATGGTTTAGCAGTAACACCTTATACGGTAAGTGATACAAGTGTAACAACAGTTGATAGTGTAGTGTGTAACATAAAAAGAATAGATTGTACAAAGTATGGTATTGGTAATAAGATAACCTACATTAATAAATATGGTGTGCAGCAAGACTTATGGTTTTTTCTAAAAGAAACTAAAAACATTGCAAGAACAAATGAGGGTTATAAATCAAACACTATAACCTATCCAAGTGGTGGTGCTACATACAATGTACAAAATGCACCTAACAAAGTATTTAACACACAAGCAAAACAAACACATACATTAAGTAGTGGGTATTATCCAGAGTTTGCAAACCAACAATTTGAAGAATTGCTATTAAGTGAATATGTTTGGTTTCATAAGCCTACAAGCGGTATTGGTGTTGGTAGTTATATAGTTGTACCAGTTAAAGTTAAAACATCATCAGTAGCTTTTAAAACAAGTGTAAATGATAGGTTAATAGAATACACAATAGAGTTTGAAGAAGCCTTTGATTATATAAACAACATTAGATAAATGCGTAGACTACAACTATACATAGGTACTGAAAGAGTAGATTTATTTAAGGATGAAACGGTTTCACTTACACAAACAATAAAAAATGTAAAAGATTTAGCAAAGGTATTTACTGAATTTACGCAAACCTTTTCTGTACCGGCATCAAGTGTAAACAATAAGATATTTAAACACTATTATAACTTTGATATTAGTAATGGTTTTGATGCAAGAAAAAAAGCAGATGCAAGATTAGAATTAAATGATTTACCTTTTAAAGATGGTAAGATAGCTTTGCAAGGTGTTGAACTTAAAAACAATGTTGCTCATACATATAAGATTACTTTCTTTGGTAATACGGTTAATTTAAAAGATATATTAGGTGATGCACAATTAAGTAGTTTAGCATTTAATGGTTTAAATAAATCATACAAGTTTACTGAAATTAGAGATGCTTTAAGCCCATTGGCTATATTCGATAGTGATAAAATTATTGCACCTTTTATAACTCATACAAATAGGTTAATTTATGATAGTAGCAGTCATATAATATATGACCCAGAAGCAACAACAAATAATTTATACCATCAAGGGAGTGGAAATAAACAACAAAATGGTGTTGCTTGGAACCAGTTTAAATATGCTATAAGGGTACAACAAATAATAAATGAAATACAATTTAGGTATCCAGATATTCAATTTTCAGATGACTTTTTTAATGATACAAGTAATGAAAAGTTTTATGATTTGTTTATGTGGTTACATCGTAAAAGCGGTGATGTACAACCAGCAACACAAGTTGAGGTAATATATACAAAACTTGAAGATTTAGTTTCTACGAACACACAAGTTGTATCATCTGTTGATGGTGGAGTTATTGCAGTATCATCACCGCCTTTTGGTCTTGAAACAAATTATTTTGCAAGAAGCATAAGAATACAATTCAGACCAAATACATTAAACAATTATGGATACCAAATTATAAGAAATGGCGGTGATATTATCCTGCAAGTAAATGATGCAAGTGGTGATATAGATTTTACAATAACAACTGCTAATGATTTGTTCAGAGATAATTCATCATATTTTATCCAATTTACATCACCTTTAGGTATTGAATTTGATGCTGGAGATATTGAAGTGGATGTTATTTATTCTATATTTCCAGATGGTGGTGGTTTGCCTACATCTGCATCTGATACATATGAAAACAATGCAGCAGTTACCATTGTTGCTAATCCAGATTTCCAATTTGTTATAGCCGAGCAAATACCAAAAATGAAGATTATTGATTTTCTTTCTGGCTTGTTTAATATGTTTAACCTTACTGCTTATGTGGATAGTACTGGTACAATAGTAGTAAGAACATTAGATAGTTATTATGCAGATAGCACAACAGTTTACAACATAGATAAATATTTAGATACTACAAAATCAACAGTAGACATTGCGTTGCCTTTTAAAGAAATAAATTTTAGTTATAAAGGTTTGGGTACTTTTTTAGCTAAACAATTTAATCAGCTTACTAATAGTGGTTGGGGTTCTTTGTCTTATTCACTAAATGGTGAGATATTTGATGCTACAAGCGAAGCATATAAAATAGAATTACCTTTTGAGCATATGATGTATGAAAGATTATATGACGCAAACACAACATTAACAAGCACAACACCAACTGCTATTCAATATGGTTATTCTGTAAATGAAAATCAACAATCATATAAAGGTGAACCGTTGTTATTTTATCCTATTGTTGTACCAGCTAATTCAACTATTGGTGGACAAACACCAAGAATAAGAGATACACAATCTATAGAAGTAGCAGATTTAGACCAGTTTATTATACCATCAAATAGTCAAGCACTTTCACCAAGCACAAACAAGTTTAACATACACTTTCAAAATGAGTTAAACGAATACTTGGCAAATGAACCAACGGGTGGCGGTTTTGCACCAGTATCACCAGCATTACAATTTACAGATACATTATTTGAAACCGAATACAAAGAGTACATACAAGATGTATTTAACTTTAGAAGAAGATTGTTAAAGGTTACTGCATACCTACCTATGAAAGTATATTATAATTTACAACTAAATGACTTGATAGAATTAGGGCAAGATAGGTACAAGATAAATTCAATGAAAACAGATTTAACAACTGGTAAAACAGAATTTGAATTACTAAACACAATATTATGATAAAGGATATAATTGATTTGCTACATGTCGTTGATGGTGATACTGAAAATATAAAAATTGCAAAAGGAAAATATAAATTAGCAGAAACATTTAAAGAGGGTTACAATCAAATTAAAAGAGATTTAAAATGGCAGAAATAGTAACAGTAAAATTAGTTGCAGAAACTGGTGATGCGGTAAAAAATGTTGAAAAGGTAGAAGAAAACATTAAGAAAACTGGTGCTGCTGCAAGAAAAACTAGTAAAGAATTATCTGGTTTAGAACAAGCTGGTGGTGCAGTAATAGGTAAGCTAGATAGAGTTACTGGTGGTCTTGCATCTAAATTTGTTGCAGTAGGTAAGGCTGCAAAGTTAAGCGGTAAGGCAATGAAAACTGCTTTAATATCTAGCGGTATTGGTTTGGCGGTCGTTGCTCTTGGTTTAATTGTTGAATATTGGGATGATATTTCAGAAGCATTAGGTTTTGTAAATAATGATTTAGAAAAACAAGTTGAACTAAATAAAAGAAATTTAGAACTAACTAGAGACCAATTAAGTAATTTAGATTTAAGAATTAAACTAGGTAAAAAGCAAGGTAAAAATGTTGATGATTTAATTGCTAAAAGAAAGATTTTAGTTGGCATACAAAAACAACAAATACTAGATAGCATAGCTAATTTAAAGTTACAAAAACAAGAACTAGAAGTTGATGCAAAAAAGCTAACTATTTGGGAGCGAATATCACAAGCCTTTGTAAAAACAAAAGACCAAGCCTCTGAAATCACAGAAGAAGAAAAAGAGGCTATTAGGCTTAAAGAAAAAGAAATAACTGATTTAGAAAATAGATTATTAAATATTGAAATAACAGAATTACCAGACGCAGTAAAAGATACAAGTGAAGAAGATGCAAAAAAAGCAGCAAATGAAGCAACTAAAATAGCAGAAGCAGCAGAAAAAGCAAGACTTGAAGCTATTGAAAGAATAAGAAAAGGTTTAATAGATACAGAGGCAGAAGAACGTGCAGAAAAATTAAGGCTAATTAAAGAAGATTATAATCAACAAATAGCATTAGCAACAGAATTTTATGGTGCAAATTCAATAAAGATATTAGAATTAAAAGCAGCACAAAAATTAGCAGAAGATGAACAACAAGCTGTATTTGATGAACAAGATAAAGCAAGGCAAGATAAACTTGACGAAGAAGAAAAAAAGAGAAAAGAAAAACAATTAGCAAATGACAAGAAAATATCTGATGCAGCTATTGAAATTGCAAAATTAGAAGAAGAAGCTAAAAGAACATCATTAGAGGGTTATGCTGGTGCTATAAATAGTTTATCAAATACAATAGGTCAAGAAACTGCTGCTGGTAAAGGTTTGGCAGTTGCATCTTCATTAATAAATACCTATGCTGCTATAACTGGACAATTAAAAACTGCTGCTGGTTCACCGGGTGGTGCTATACCGGGTTATGCTATCGCACAAGCTATCGCAACGGGTGTTGCTGGTTTTGCTGCTGTTAAAAAGATTGTTGCTGTACAAGTACCCGGTGGTGGCGGAAGTGGTTCAAGTCAAACTGGTTCGTTGCCTACAGCACCTACACCCCCAGCATTTAATATAGTAGGTGCAAGTGGCGAAACACAATTAGCAGATGCAATAGGTGGACAAACACAAAGACCAGCTAGGGCATACGTTGTGAGTAATGATGTAACAACAGCACAAGAGATGGATAGAAACATTATTGAAGGCGCTAGTATTGGATAAATGCAAAATTAAAAACTAAACACGTTATATATTTATGAGGATAATTGAGCTTATTTTAGACGAAGAACAAGATGATGTAGGAGTAGATGCAATTTCTATAGTTGAAAGTCCAGCCATTGAAAGTGATTTTGTTGCTTTAAAAAATCAAGAGATTAAACTTGCAGAGGTTGACAAAGAAAAAAAAATATTAATGGGTGCTTTATTAATACCTAATAAGCCTATATACCGCAATGGTTCAGAGGGTGAATATTATATATACTTTTCAAAAGATACTATTGTAAAAGCCTCACAAATGTTCTTACAAAACGGTAAACAAAGCAACTCAACACTTGAACATGCACAAGCACTAAACGGCTTAACATTGGTTGAAAGTTGGATAGTGGAAGATAAAACAAAAGACAAAACAGCTCTTTATGGTTTAGATGTACCAATAGGGACTTGGATGGGAAGTGTAAAAGTAAACAATGACGATGTTTGGAATGAGTATGTAAAAACAAACAAGGTTAAAGGTTTTTCCATCGAGGGTTACTTTGCAGACAAAATGGAAGCACCAAAAGAAAATATAGATGAACAAATGGCATCACAATTATTAAATCAAATAAAAACAATTATAAAAAATGAAAAGTAGATTAGAAAAAGTTTATAACAAACTTCCAAACCAAAAAGTAAACCTTAAAGCACAAAAAATTGATTTATCTTTAGTTGATGATATTGACACTTCACTTGTTGCTTTAGAACGTTATTACGAAGAATTTGAAGATGAATATTCTATAGCAAAAGAGCAAATGGAAAAAGCTGAAACAATTTTAAGCAATATTGTTACAAATTTTGAAAGAGATGTAGAGGTTGCTTTTGAAGAAATAGAAGTTGTTATAGAAAAAATAGAGGAATTAGGTCTTGATAGAAACATTATTGCACCAAAAGAAAATCAACTTGAGAGAATTGTAGAAGATATGCAAAGTGTAATACAAATATCTAAACAAGATTTCAGAATATAAATGCAAAGAAACAACAAAAATAAAATATTTATACCTAGTAGGACATCACCTAATGGTGGTAATAGAGCTTGTTTATGTTGGGACACTAACACTTATTCTATCTCTTGTTGTGATGGTTCTATTCAAGCACAAGGCATTGGTGTAATAACAAGAACAGAGTAAAAACGCAAAAAATAAATTAATAATCGTTATATAAATAGTATGGAAAAAACAAAAATGTTAAATCAAATTAGAACACTTCTAAACATCGAGGTAAAACTTGAAGATATGAAGTTGGAAAACGGCACAATAGTTACTGCCGAAACATTTGAAAAAGGAAATGAAATATTCATCGTAACAGATGATGAGAAGGTAGCAATGCCAGTAGGAGAATATATCCTAGAAGATGGTAGGTTATTAGTTGTTGAGGCAGAAGGTATGATTGCAGATGTTCGTGATGTATCTGATGAGGCACCAGCTAAAGAAGAAGAAACAGAAGATTTGGAAGAAGAAACTGTTGAAACAGAAGTACCAGCAGAGGTTGCATCAGAAGTTGAGGCTATTATTGAAGCAGTGGTTGAGGTTATTGCCCCAGTTATTGAAGAAGTAAAAGAAGAAATTGAAATGCTGAAAAAGAAATTTTCAGATATGGATGTGAAAGAAGATGAAAAAGAAGAAGACAAGAAAAAAGAAGAAATGTCTGCTTCTAGAAAACCAATTAAACACAATCCAGAAAGAACAACAAAAACTAAACAAGTTGAGTTTGCAAAGGGTAAATTCAATACAACACTAGATAGAGTATTAAATAAATTAAACAAATAAAATGAAAAAAAGAAACGTAAATTTAGCAACAAATGTTACTGTAAATTCTACCTATGCTGGTGAATTTGCTGGTGAGTATATCGCAGCAGCATTATTATCTGCATCAACAATAGATGATGGTGGACTAACTGTAAAGGCAAATATCGCATTTAAAGAAATAATCAAAAAACTTGTAACAACATCTTTAGTAACAGCAGCTGGGTGTGATTTTGTACCTACATCTGATATTACATTAACTGAAAGAGTTTTAACTCCAACTGAATTACAAGTAAATCTACAACTTTGTAAGTATGATTTCGTTGAGGATTGGGAAGCACAGCAAATGGGTTTCGGTTTAGGTCAATCATTACCACCTAAATTTTCTGATTTCTTGATTGCACATGTAGCGGCAGAAGTGGCACAAAACACTGAATTTAATATTTGGCAAGGTGATACAGCTGGTGCAACTCACACATCATTTGATGGTTTTGAGAAACTTATCGCAGCGGCAGCAACAGCAGGAGATATTCCAGCAGCACAACAAGTTGCAGCAGCAACACTTACATCTTTAAACATCATTGACGAAATGTCTAAAGTAATTGATGCTATACCAGCAGCATTGTATGGTAAAGAAGATTTATTTTTATATGTACCAACACAAGTTGCTAAATTATATGTACAAGCATTAGGTGGTTTTGGTGCAAATGGTTTAGGAGCTAACGGTGTAGCTAATATGGGTACGCAATGGTGGAACAATGGTAGTCTTACTATAAATGGAGTTAAAATCTTTGTTTGTCCGGGAATGTCAAATAACAAAATGTACGCAGCGCAACGTTCTAACCTTTATTTTGGAACTGGATTGTTAAATAATACAAATGAGGTTAAGACCCTAGATATGGGAGACCTTGATGGTAGTAACAATGTGAGAATGATAATGAGATTTACTTCTGGAGTTCAGTTTGGTATCGCATCTGACCTTGTAGAGTACGCATAATTAATTAATTAATCAATAAATTAGGGTAGGTGGAATATATCTGCTTACCCTTTTTTTTTAAAACATAAAAACAATGGCTTGTACATTAACAACTGGTAGGAAATTACCTTGTAAATCCGCTTTTGGCGGGATAAAAAGAGTTTATTTTGCTGATTATGGTGAAATTTCTGCAATTACAGTAGATGCACCAACTGGTGAAGCATCATTTACGGGAACACCAACTTGGTATGAATACGATGTAAAAGGAAATTCTAGTTTAGAAACTACTGTAACAAGTAGCAGAGAGAATGGAACAACTTTTTATACTCAAACTTTAAACCTTACACTTACTTATTTAGATGCTTTAACGCAACAAGAACTACAAACACTTGCAGTTGCAAGACCATATATTGTAGTTGAAGATTACTATGGAAATAGTTTCTTATGTGGCTTTGAAAATGGTATGGAGTGTACTGGTGGTACGGTAGTAACTGGCGCAGCAGCAGGTGATTTAAGTGGATTTACACTTACCTTTGAGGGTATGGAAGAAACTGCACCTTATTTTCTTGCAGCAGCAGTAACTGGTGATGCAGCACAAGTTGACCCAACTGCATAATTAATATTTATTTTAAATTAGAAGCATCCTTAATCGGGTGCTTTTTTTTTGTTTTTACAAATTACTATTTTTTATACGTTATATACATAGATGATTTTACTTAAACCACAAGCTACAAATGAGTTTAATTGCATACCAAGAGAGTATGTAATAAATGCTATTATGATTTTAAGAGATGATAGCACTAATGTAAAAGTTAAATATGAGTTAGTACCAAGAGTTGATGGTGTAGGAAATATTCTTATTGTAAATGATACCTATACTATATATTATTCTGAATATGAAAATTTAGTTGAAGGTCATTTTTATGATTTAACTTTATATTCAAATTATGAAGAAGATATTGTAATATTTAAAGATAGGGTTTTCTGTACTGCACAAAAAAATGATATACAAAAAACTAACGATTTTTATAAAGTAAATAAAGACCAATATACAGAATACGATGGTTTCAATAATGACTATATTGTAATATGAGAAAAAGAAACGAAAAAGGACAATTTAGCAAAACAAAAGTATCAGAGTTTGGCTTTGTAAATTTAAGCACATACACATCACCAGAGGTTAAAGAAGTTAATGGTGCTGATTGGATTGAATACGGTGCAGATAACAACTATTTTCAATACCTTATAGATAGATATAATGGTTCGCCTACAAACAATGCTGCTATAAATGGTATCTCACAAGCTATTTATGGTAAAGGTTTAAATGCTACAGATAGCAACAAAAAACCTAATGAATATGCACAGATGGTTTCTTTGTTTAAAAAAGATGTTGTACGTAGAGCATGTTATGATTTAAAATTAATGGGTCAAGCTGCAATACAAGTTATTTATAATAGCGATAGGAGTAAAATTGTTCAGTTAGAACACATGCCTATTGAAACATTAAGAGCAGAAAAATGCGATGAAGATGGAAATGTTCCAGCTTATTATTATTATAATGATTGGGCAAACATAAAAAAAACTGACGAACCATTAAGAATACCAGCTTTTGGTATGTCTAATGAGGAAATAGAAATTTATTACATAAAACCTTATAAGAGTGGTTTTTATTACTATTCACCAGTAGATTATCAAGGTGGTTTACAATACGCAGAATTAGAAGAAGAAGTATCTAATTATCATTTAAACAACATCATGAATGGTTTAAGTCCATCTATGTTAATCAATTTTAACAATGGTACTCCTAACCAACAAGAAAGGCAATTAATAGAAACTAGAATAGCACAAAAGTTTTCAGGAACAAGTAATGCTGGTAAATTTATTTTAGCTTTTAACGATAATAAAGAAAGTCAAGC